ACATTGATAAAATCCGCCGTGGTGCCGGGCAGCACATTGCCCAGCTGGATCGCCTCCTGCCGGATCCGCCCGAACTGCGCCGGCACACCGCCGCCCCGGTCCATCAGCGCCACGCGCAGATTGGTGGTGGCGTCATCCAGAGCCTCGAACGAGCTGATCGCCGCCCCCAGGCCGAACGCCCCGGCAGCGGCGCCGAGCATGGCGCCGCCAGGCACCCTGCCCCAGAGCGCCTGGATCCGCTCCTGATTGGCGGCGCGGGCCTTCTCCACGCGCAGCAGCTGACCCTGCGCGGCTTTGAGAGTCTCAATTTGCTTGCCGAGCTGGGCGTACTCCGCGGTCATGTACGAGACATCGAGCCCGGCGGCGGTGAAGCTTTTGACCGCGCTGCCGAGCTGTTTGTACTCCTGATCCAGCCCCTTCACGGCCGCGCCGATGCGGGCCAGCCCGTCATTGGCCGACCCCAGCATGGCTTTAAAGCTGCCGGAGATCACCCCGCCAATGGTGATTTTGGCCTTATATTGCCGCTCCGAAGCCATGGCTCAGCCGCCTTGCCGGGGCAGCCCGTCCAGCCACCACAGGAATTCCGAGACCGGCATGCGCATGATCGCATCCCTGGACCAGCCGCCGGTATGGGACGCGAGCGCCAGCGTCCCCCGCCGCACCATCTCCGCGCTCAGTCCTGAAAACCCAGGAACGCCGCCTGCACCCGGCGGTAATCACGCAAGGGGAGCTGCTTGAGGTCGTCCGGGGCCAGGGCGCAGAGATTGGCCAGCAGCGCGATCTCGTTCTCCGCGTCACTGCCCTTCATCTTGTCCAGCACCAGCTGGTCGGCCACATTCGGCTCGCGCATGCGCAGCGCCATCACCTTGGCCCCGGCGAGATCAAGCCCGCGCGACAGCGCCACATCGGCATGGCCATCGCCATAGCTGACAAAGTCTTTAGGGCTGGGCTTAAGTTTTTCGGTCATTGATTACCTGTTCTGTTTGGGTTTGATCACATACCGAGCGCGCCGCGCACGGCGGCGAGGGCATCACTGCCATTGATCACCTGGATCATGTTCTCGACATCGATCTCATGCACCACGGTGTCACCATGCTGCAGCTTGTAATAGCTCAGCGCCAGCGAGACCTTGAGCTTGGGCACATCCCCCGGCTTGCGCGCGCCGGGGTCGATCTCCTTGATCTTGCCGCGCATGGTGTGCACCACGGCGGTGATGGTGCCGTCATAGGATTCCAGCGCCTCGCGCACGATGAAGGGCGCGGTGCTGCCCTGGGTGACGCCGAACAGCGCCAGCACGTCGCGGTCATAGGACACCAGGGTAAAATCCGCCTCAAGCTTCTCCATCCCCAGCGTGATCTCGACCGGGGCGTTCATGCCGCCGCCGCGGAACTCCTCGGTCTTCTGCGTCAGCTTCGGCGGGTTCACTTCCTCAACCTGTCCGGCATAGCCGCGGCCATCCACAAACAGGTTGATATTCTTGCTTACATCACGGGCGGCCATGGCGGGCGTTCTCCGGTATTATCAGGGCTTAAAAAATCGTGGCGACGTAATCATCAACCAGATGGCTGCGGAAGGTGATGTCCTCGGCCGGGAAGGGCGGGGTAAAATCGAAGTCAAAAAAGATTTTGCCGCTGGCGATGCTCGCATCCGCGTTCAAATCCTTATCGATCCAGCATTTGCCGCCAAGAATCGCGCCCAGCGAGACCAGCGAGCGCAGATAATTATTCACCCCCTCGAGCACGCTATCGACATAACCCTTGGTGATGCCGCGATCCACCGCCCAGAGATGTGCCGCCAGCAGGCTGTCATTGATGATGTCGGCGGTGCGCGTCACCGAGAGGAAGGTCCATTTGGGATCGCGCGACAGCGTGCGGTTGCCCCAGAGCCGGAAGCCGTTCTGGCGGATGATGGTGGCAACATTGGCCGCGTTCATCAGATTGGCCCCGGAGCTGCTATCGCCCAGGGTAAAGTCAATCGGCCGCCCCAGCGCCAGGACATTGCCCAGCACCTGGTTCGAGGGTGACCACCAGAAGCCGAGATTGTTGTCCACCCAGGCGATCAGCCCGGCGATGCTCGGGCTGGCCGGGCGGGTGACATCGGCCGCGGAGAGACTGTCCAGCACCGTCACCCACGGATCGACCAGGTAGATGCGCTTACCGCCAAAATCCCCGGCCATCTGGATCGCCGCGCTGTCGCTGCTGTTCGGGCCATCCTGGATGATGATGGCGCGCAGCCGCTCGGCGATAACGCTCAGCCCCGCCACCACGGCATTGCCGACGACGCCAATGCCGGCGGTGAAGCTGGCGGCACTGGTGCCAGCCCCGGCGGCGGCGGGCAGCTCGAAGGTTGGGGCGGTGACATAGCCATCGCCATTGCCGGTGAGGGAGACCGAGATCACCTTGCCGCCGGAGATGACCGCCGTGGCCGCGGCGCCGCTGCCCTCCCCGCCCGCGGCATTCAGGGTGTAGGTGCCGTCAGTGTAGCCCGCCCCCGGATTGGCGATGATCAGGGACGCGATGCCATTGGCGCTGCGCTGGTGGGTGTAGCCGGGGGCAATGAGGATGCGCGGCTTGACCCCGAGCAGGGAGTTGGCGGCCAGGAAGCCATGCGCCCCGGTGTAAGTGCCATTGCCATCCACCCCGCCAATGATATTGGCCATGGTTGCGGTGCTGCTCGCCCCCGGCGCCACGCGCACCACCACGACCACCGCGCCGGTGATATCGAAGATGTCCTGCACCGCGCCGGGGAGCGTGCCGTAATCGGGGCCGTTATTCACCGAGGCCAGCTTCGCCGCCAGGGATTGCGAGCCGGAGATCAGCACCGGAATGTTGAGCGGGAACACTGACGGGTCGGCATTGGGCGCCGTGCCCACCAGACCGATGACGCTGGACGCCACCGTGCTGATGGTGCGGGCGCCATCGGTCACATCAATGACCTGCACGCCATGCAGAAAACTATCGGGCATCGGCTCCTCGGCAAAATGTCAAGGCCGCATGATGCTGGGCCGGGCAGGATGCTTCCTCCCGTGGGTTTTCCAGGAAGGGGTGCGGGTGGCGGGCGTTTGGCAGATGTCAGATTATGCCCGCTTGGCGCCCGCATGGTTACGGCGCGGGCTGCGCCGGCAGCGCGGTGGCGGCGGTGTCGCTGCCATTGGCAATCGCCATCAGCGCCTTAATGTAGGCGACCCAGGCATCCGGGGTGGCCTCGTTGAGGATGAGATAGGTGTTCTGCACATAGGCACGGGCGGCGTTCAGCGCGGCCTGGGCCCGCACCGGCAGCGTGTCGGTCTGGATGCACTCGACAATGGCGCCGCCCTGCACCCCTTTGCCGGAGGCCATCCGCAAGGCGGGATCCGCCCATTGCGCCGGAGTGAGCGCGACCATGGCGGCAGCAGCTGGCACGGCGGCCAGCGAGGTCATGTCCCAGCTATCGAACCAGCCGGTAACATGGGTCGGCTGGGCGGCGATGGTGTCGTAACTGGCGTAATAGCGGGCCGGGTAGAGCAAGGCCCCGCCTTGCACCGGAATGCTGCTCGCCCCTTGGGCCAGCGCGTATTGCCCGGCGGTCAGGGCGATCATCGCCGCGGCGGCGGGCAGATTGGCCCCGGCATAAACACCGTTCGCCGCCCAGGCATCGACCGCCGTGATGAGGCTGGAGATGCCGCTCGCGACGGGATCGCACAGCCCGTAATATTGCGCTGGATAGGCGGCTTTGAGCTCGTCCAGCGACAATGCCGCATTGCTGGGCGCCGTGGGGACTGTGGTGGTGGTATCGGTGCCGGTGGCGGTACTGCTGCTGGCGCCAGAATTGCTGGTGTCCGTGGTGCCGGTGTTGGCGCTGGTGTCAGCGGTGCTCTCGCTCATTACTTATTCCCCACGGCGATGATGGTAACGATTTGCGGCGTGGTGCCGCCAAAATGCTGCAGGTTAAAACCGGCGGCGGTCCAGGTGGAGGGATCGCTGACGCCTGAATCCATGTCATAGGCCGTGGCCGAGCAAACGATGGAGTCCGGCACGGCCGAGAACGCCACCGGGAAGGCGACATACTGGCTGTTGGCGTTGAGCGTCACATAAAACGCCTGCACCCGCTTGCCCGGATTGGCATGCAGCAAGGCATAGGCGCCGTTATCCACGAGATGGCCATTGCCATCCGCGATCACGCGCCCGTTCGCGACGATGGTGCCATCCTGCCGGAACTGAAAATCCGTGCGCCCGCCATTGGTATAATTGAGCTGCAGATCGGCATAGATATAGGCGCCAACAACCTCGCATGTGTACAGGCTGATGCCGTTGCCGGTTGCGGTGATGGCGCTGTTGAGCGAGCCGCCCCAGCGCAAACCGCCCGTGTTGTCGGAGCCGTTATGCGCGGTGCCGGTCCAGGATGTTGCCGTGTAGGTTCCTGTCGTCGCTTCGCCGCCCAGGCTCATATACAGGCTGTTGGCCTGGCCAAGATTGACCGCCTGGTTATTCGCCGTGGCATTGGCCACCACGGCGGTGCCCGGCAGCAGCAAATTCCCGGATGCATCCAGCGTGGCGTATTTATATGAGCCGCTGGCGCCCAGCCGGAACACGATGTCATTCGGCCCGAGGCCGCCCGTCTCCGAATCCGTGTAAATTACGACTTGTGAGCCGGTATTGTTCAAGGTCAGGCTGGAGACACTGAACCCCTGCCCCGGGCTGCCCGCCGCCGGCGCATAGGCCGGGTCGCCGCGCAGCATGGAGCCCAGCCAGTTAGCCGCATCCGAGACCAGCAGGCAGATGGATTGCGCCGGCAGCGCGATCGAGGCCCCGGCGGCGAAAGAAGCCAAAATGCTGGCCGCCGGGGTGGCGATGGTCTGCGCCACGGCGGTGTTGTTCCAGATGATGTAATACACGCTGGTATTGGCCAGCCCCGCCGGGGTTGGCAGGGTGGTGGTGTATTGCGCCGTACCGGTGGTGGTCAGCTCCACCAGCCCCGCCTGGGCGGCGGTCAGAGTCGCCGCCCCGGAGATCCCGGTGCGCACGCCGAGCGGCTGCAGCCCGGCGGGCAGCGCCTGCAGCCGGTCATGCACAAATTTGGTCGAGGCCGCCTGGTTGCTGCTGTCATTGGCCGCCGCGGTCAGCACCCGCATGATCCCGCCCGGGTTCTCGATCAGCACATAGGCGCCGCTGCCGCCATTGAGCGCGGCGCTGTAACGGAGGCTGCACTGCCCCGCCAGCTCGCCGCCGCTCAACGGTTGCATATCCAGGCCATAGATCGGCAGCGGCGCGATGGCGGCCGTGCCGGAGATTGTCCCATCGCAGGGGGTGAAGGTCGCCGCCCCGGTGTTAACGGCCGTGACCTTGAAGCTGAACACCGTGCCATCCACCAATGCGGTGACGGCGGGGCTGTAATTGGCCGCCACCGCATTGGTGGATGGCACGGTGTTC